TGGTCCGGATCGTCCCGAACCTTTCGTATTAGGCCTCTTCGGCCCTCCTGGAAGTGGAAAAACTACTTCCGTACGAAAGATCGTTTCGATCCTTGGATCATCTTTGTTTCCTTTGCGAAAAGGAAACGACTTGATATATAGTCGTTCATGTTCTACTGAGCATTGGGACGGTTACCATGGTCAACCAATTGTCGTTTTAGACGACTTTGGTCAGAACCTTGAGAGCCGTTCCGACTTAATAGAATTTGAGCAGCTTGTTTCCACGAATCGCTACCTAGTTCCGATGGCTTCTCTTCCAGAGAAGGGAACTTCTTTCAACAGTCCCATCATCATATTAACCTCTAATTGCTCGTTTGGCTCAGTTATACTGAGTAACTCGGGTAAGAAGGTGGTTGAAGATGATATGGCTGTTTGGAGAAGATTTCATTTCCCTGTTCTGGTAGAGAAGAATTTGGATTTTAAAGAGTATTCTTTAAATTCCGCACTATTGGAACATCAAGTAACGTGGATGGAGAAGTATCGTGGAGGGGGTCCCCCTTCTGTTCGGGTTCCCGACTCTTGGCGTCAGTCAAGAGAAGGTTTCCTAAAAGAAGAGGCCTATCCCGATGCTATTTCTCTCACGATTGAGTTAATCGAACGTTTTAGGAAACATACCGATTATCATTTTCAGGAGTTAACTAACTCCTGGAGACAGACAATCAGTTGTTTCCATATGCACGTCCGACAATCCATAAGACCTCTTTACGAGGTCGAAATCGAGGAGAGAAAACTAGCTGTTCAGTCGAACGATGTCTCCTTATCCTGTGTTTTCCCTAGGTATCCCCCCTATCACTCACCAGTGGTGGAGGCCGTCGCTCTTCCTGAACCCCTAAAGGTTCGGATGATCACGAAGGCGGAGAAGGATACCAAGGTATTACAACCTTTCCAGAGATCTTTATTCCAGTATCTGAAATCGAAACCACAGTTCTCACTTACCCATGGGGTGAAGTTTGATCATATGGAAGAGTTTTCTGATAAACTAGAATGGATCTATCGGATAGAGTCCGAAATAAAGGCAATTCTTGATAGGAAAAAGGAAGGTGACCTGTGGCTTAGTGGTGATTACACCGCGGCTACAGATAACTTTCCCCTTTCTGTTACGAATGCCTTAATTGAGGGTATTCTATCTGAGATTGACCATGAGCCCACACGTCAGTGGGTTCGTTATGAGGTCTCCCCCCACCAGATTCGCTATCCAGCAAATTTGGGAACGGGGAAACAGACTTCAGGTCAGTTAATGGGAAGTTTGTTATCCTTTCCTCTGCTCTGTTTCCTGAACGATTTTATCGTTCGAGAGAGTGGAGCGGAGGAGGGAAAATATTTGATAAATGGAGATGATATTGTTGCTCTTGGTCAGGAAAATTTTATCCAAACGTGGAAGATGAATGCACCCAAGGTGGGTCTTTCTCTCTCACTAGGAAAAAATTTTATCGATCAAGACTTCTGTACTGTGAACTCTCAGCTCTTTTATCGAGGAGAGGTCCTCCATACGGGTAAGGTTTCCCTTACTACCCGTTATGGAAAGACTCTCTCACGATGTTGGGCTGAAGCTCAATTTTACTTTGGAGATACCCCCGAGCTCAGAAGAGAATTCATTAGAAGAAATCTCATCGAACTCAGGAAATGTCCTCGAAGTATGGGTGTTCCAGTAACACACGGAGGACTTGGGATGTTGTTTAATGAACAACTCCTCAGTTCTCAACGTGCGGTAGAAGTCTATTTGACTGACTATCTTCGACCTTATAAGAAAAGTGTCCCGGTCCCCGGTAATGATCACTTACGTGTATTACGGGTACCAGTGGGCTTCTTTGATGATGAAGAAATGAAAAGAGGGGGGGGAAACCCCTTTGAGAATAAGATCTTTGATCAATTCTCCTCTCTCGATTATCTTTCATCTTCAAAAGAGTCCGAAGGAGACCTCTCTTTTTCAGAAATGACCGCTACGGTCACCCTAAGTAAAAAGGTCGATGAACGAACAACAAATCAACTCCTTCATCTTCCAATAAAACGCTTTCCTATTCTCCAGGAACTCCGTTGCAGAACGGTTTACCTAGAGAAGAATAAAGTTGGATTTTTTAAAGAGCGGGTGCTTGCACTTGCCCTAAAAATCCTCCTGGAAAGAGTCCAAAACCGTGAGTGGGATATCGATGCAGATCGAGAATTCTTGGACATTGTTCAGGAATTCTCTTTCTCCGAGGACCCACTGTTCGGTGATGGACTTTGTTTTTCTATGGAAGAGGAAGAAGGAGACAATCAAGTTTTTGATTCAGATTATTGCAATCTGCTACCGGATCTTAAGCCACGGTTTGTTTCACCTAGGTGGAACTTACCGAAAGATCTGGTCCGTCTTGTTGAAGACGGTGGAGAGGAAAGTGGTTTGGCTACCACTTTCCCGTAGGAGGCCCCTGTCCAATCCTCAGCCTCTCAGCTGAAGGGAAGTATAAAATACGATAGTAAGTATCTTCCTGAGGACAGAGTTATCAATTCGACTTCTCTCTTATAAGAGATTGGACCGAAGTGTTCCGCCTTGATGGAGCGCAGGTTTTTCTTTATAGAGCCCGGATCTTTCGAGTTACCGGTATATAAAGGAAAAATCGTCTAATCTTTTTAGGGATTGATAATTTTCCAGGGTGTGTCAGAGAACACATAGTCTTGTAGACTAGAG